TCGGACGAATGACCTTGGCCCCGTAGACCACCAAGCCTTTTACCAGAGTCTTGAACCCGATGGTTCCAGAAGGCTCCTGCTTCGTGGACAGCACCTGATTGGCCAGGCCGATAGAGCCCCTGAAGCCGCACATGATAGCCGCCCGGTCAGTACCCGAAGCATGGTACACATTGTTCGACACGAAAATGTCGAAGCCATAGAAGCTGCGCCCGATATACCCGGCGCCGAGAATCCCGGAGTTCGCGGTGTCCAGAGTGATCCCAGCGAGAGTCATCTTCTGCTGAAACCACGGAGGAACCACGATCCACCGACCCACCTGCGGGGTATTCGTCTCGTCGAGTTTCTGCTGCGCCAGCGAGAGGTACTTCAACACGTTGGTGGACGTAATATCCACGCCCGTGGTAGCACTTCCGCTCACCGCAACGCCCGCCGAGCCATACAGCGCGGCGATATACTCGTCGATGTTGTTTGCCAGGCTCCAGGCCGCCTGATCCATGGCCGCCCCCAAAAGCTTGGGGTTCGTCTGCGCGTTGTCCTGATCATCGAGCCAGAAAGCAAAGTACTTGCTCTGGTTAATGCGAAGCTCTTTCTGCGCATCGTTCAACTGTTGCACGGTCAGCGCGCCCGTGGAGGTCGCGCTATATGTATTGACGGTGATCGTGCCAAGCTCGCTGATCTTTACAACGTCGCCATAGGCCCGAATCTCACCTTCGTATTCGGTAGTGCACACATTCCGATACACAAGAGCATCATTCAGGCGCGCGAGAACCCTTCCGGCCCAAATCTCCGGAATGAAATTCTGCACTGCCATTCTGTTGTCTCCTGTTTAACTCTGAGATAGCTCTTCGAGCATGGCGTCAGCCTCGGGATTCGTCCCCCGGCCCTTGCCACTGTATTGCTCGTAAGTCCATTTCTTCCGTTCCTCGGGACTCATGTTGCGCAAGTCTTCAACGGTTGTGTTGATTTGCCGGCCACCGCCCGACTTCGGCTTCGGCCCAACCTTGCGCACATTGTCTACCTTGTCTCTCTCCTTGACCCATTTATTCGCAAGCCCGCGAGCATCCGCCTCGATTTCCTCTTTTGAAGTTCCGCGTACCCGATCGATAAGAAAGCTGGGAAAATTCTCCAGCCGACTAATGACCTCGTTCTTCAACTGCTCAACGCGCAACTTCTCCAGTTCCATCTTCTCGTTAACTCGCTGCTCTTCCCATTTCGCCTCGCGCTCTTTCTGTTCCTGCTCTCGAATCTCAAGAAGCTTGTCCGTGGAATAAGCCTTCTCTTGCAGGGCTTTTTTCTCCTGAGTCAACTCCTCGATTTTCTTATCGCGCCCGGCGGAATTCTTGCGCTCTTGCTCCAGCGCCTTCGTGGTATCAGAATAAGACTTTTCAAGTTTTGCTAATCTGTCTTCGACGTTTGACTCTTCGTTATGACTCGTTTCCTCGTCAGATTCGTCTTTCGTCTTTTTCTCGTCAGCCATTCAGTTGCTCTCCTTTACCAGTATTTCGATCCTTGCCGGTGCATCGCCAGACCGCGAAGCGGCCCGCCGCCCGTGCTCAGGTCATAAGCTCGCCCAATCTCCTTCACCTCGTCGTTATCTGCGGTGCTCCCCCGCGTATACTTGCGGGCAGAGTGCGCCAGCAGATACCTAATCCGCTGCTTTTTCTGCATCGCTTACTCCTTCCCCTGGCATTTTCATTTCCTTCAACAGCTCATGCATTCGGACAACCATCCAGTTGTATTCCCCGATTTCGGGCTCCACGCCCTTGTCAATGAATTTCGATTCATGCTCTGTGTTCAAAGCGGAAATGACACGCTTGGAAAACTTGCCGTTGATCCAATCCATGAGAAAATCGTGAATGCTCTTTACTTCTGCCATAAACTCCTCTTGTTTTTTGCGGCCCCCTGCCGCTCTACTTCACGTCCTGCGTCTGCGCCCATTCTTCATAGGTCTGGTAAGGCGTGATCTCGTTACGCCCCTCGGCGTCCCGCGATATCCGAAACTGCGGCTCGAAGCCTGCTACCTCACCGGTAACGCGGCAGCGACAGTTGATGTCCTCCGACGCCACCCCGGTCAGTCCAGGGCCATCGACCCAGCCCACTCCCGGCATGTCCCACTGATAGCGCGGATCATCTTCCGTGCCAACATTCTCCGCCGCTTTGCCATCCATGTCGGCATGACTATCGCGGGTCCGGTCGTCAAGCGTAGCATCCCATATCTGCTGCATATCGATACCCATCGCCGCCGCCCGGTCGTAAGCATCCTTCTGCGCCTCCACGGCTAGCCGGTGGGCCTCGGTGCGAGCTATCAGCTCCGCCCGCGCCTTGTTGGTATCGAAAGCCGCCTGAACACGCTTAGCCATGTTCGGGTAGCTATCGCCCTGCACCATCCCCTGTACAACAGCCCGCTCGATGTCCGACAGCGCCCCGGCCTTGGCCCGCGTCCATACCTCGCTCAACGTGAGCCCGCTGTACGGCTTCTGGGTGGCGATCTTTATCAGGTTCGGCGGAAGCAGGCCCCAGCGGCCTTCGACCTTCGCCCCCTCCATGATCTGCCAGCCCATGCGGAAGTAACTCGCCTCATATGCGTCCTCGGCCAGCTTCTTCACGATGTGCCCGTTGACGCGGAATGTCTCCTGGAAGTCCCGCACCAGGTCCGCGTGGAGTGCCTGGAGGCGGTTGTACTTGGTCATTTCCGCATAGGTCAGGCTGCCCTCTTTGGCGTACTTCTCATACAGGCGCCCAAGTTTCCGCTTTGTCACCTCCAGCGCCTTGTTATAGTTACGCCGCAGCTCGCGCATCGCTCCCGCAGACATTGCCGCAACAGGGGCGAGTGCTTCATCGACCTGCGGCGGTTTCTTCCTCATTTCTCATCGGGCTTCTTCTCGCCCGGCTTCGGCGGCTGCTCTTCCTCGTCTTCCTCATCCGGCGGGTTCATCTTCAAGAACTCCTCCACCTTCGCGTCTTGCTCTTTCTTCAGCCGCTTCATCTCTTCCTCGGCATCCGGCACGAAATCGGCAAAATTCTCCAGCAGCGTCTGCTCGCTCACATGTCCGGAATACTTCACGAACAGATCCGCCAGCAGCATGCTCTTGTCAGGGTCGTTGCGGTGCATCTCGATGTCGATATCCGCAGGTTCGCCGGTCAGATTCGCGTAGGCTGTCAGCATCTCGATGCGCTGCTTTAGGCCCCGACGGTAGTTAGCTTCCTTGATCCCGGTAAACAGCTCCATGAGGTAAATGAACTTGTCGATGGTCTCACCCGACGCCCCCCCGCCCCACTTGTAGTCATCCAGGTTCGGAATGCCCGCCCCCCGGTGGATCTCGGCCCGTAGCTGGTCGGACATGAACTTGATGAACTCAATCTCTATCGGCTTCGTCAAGAAGGCGAGGTCCGTATCCTTGTCCCCCGACAGGGATATGGTCCGCGTCTCTTTTAGCCTAAGCACGTCCTCTTTCGTCAGCGTGAAGCCCTTGGCGATAAGGTACGCCTGCGCGAAGCGGTCAAACTCGTTCATGCTATCCGACATCAGCACGTCGTAGGCGTCAATCAAGGGCTGCACCGCCGCGAAGTCGCCCATCAAATCGTCGTTGTTCTCATAGACTACCAGCGGCGGGCGGTCGTAGCCGTGGGGCTGTTCCCGCATCTTTAGCAAGCCGTTTTGATTCTTCCTGCGCTTGTAGTCTATCCTCACGTCTGGATAATACACATCGATATATTCCGTATCCCGGGCTTCAATGGTGATGAAATGAATGAAAGCCTTGAGAACGGGAGCAATATCGAAGCTATAGATAGGGATCGTCTCTTCCACCGGCACCCGCTCGAAACGCGGCACCGTGCCCTCAAAGGCCGGCTGCGCGTCAATCGCGGTCTCCGTCTCCCCCTCGCCCTCATTGTAGAATATCTCGTAGCCCACGCCATGCACCGTGCTCTGCCAGCCTATCTGATAGTTTTGCAGCGGCTCCTCGTTAAGGTCGAATATCTCCTGCAACTTCTCAAGGTATGCTTGGTCCTCGCTTGAATAGGTAATCAGGCCCGGAAGAAACATGTAGCTCGTAATCAAGCTCACGATGCGCCGAGCGTAGGGCACGGGCACCTTGTTATTCGGAGCCGTGCGCGGGAGCTTGCGCTCAAGGATCGTCGGGTTGTTCCCCTTGGCGTAGGCGTTTTTGAGCAGGACCTCCGGCACCACGTCTTTCTTGTAGTCGTCAACGATGGTGAGGATTTCTTTGTCAGTGAGCCGCCCGCTAAATTCGTGCCTTAGTTTTTCCATGGCTTCCCTAATAGTCTCCGCAAACATAGCCAGCGTTCGCAGGTGAAGTACAGAAAGCTGCCATACATTCCCTCATGCGCCTTACGCCACTTGCAGGTATCGCAAGGCTTCGGTTTTTCCATTTATTCCCATCTCGCTCGTTTCCAGACAACCCATATAATCCAACCCAAAAATAATCCAATGGAATAGCCGATAAGAAATCCGAATAGCATTCAATTCCGCCATCGTGGCTGAATCGGTTTCGCCCACATCATCTTATCTTCCTCCGGCGTGAAGTCCCGCATCCGCGCTATGTCCGCAAGGTACTGCTGCCGGGTGAACTCATCGTCAGGCACGGCTGGAGCAGGCGGCTTTGGGCCCTGCTTGATTAGTCCTGATATGTCACGGCTCATATCAATTTGCTTCCAGAATTACCGTACCGTGCCATTCCTCGTCAGGAGCTTCGACTTTTATATTGACAACAGTCCCGGCATACACACCGTTTGCCACAACACTAATCACAGCCTCTACGTCCATGTCTTGTAATTCTTTAATCAGTTGTTTTACGGTCATATCCCCAGCACCCCCGCCAACTCTCCTACCTTGCCCCGCGTGTTGTCCAGCTCCATGACCATGTAGCGTAAGGCGTCCATCGCGTGATCAGCCTCTTTGTTCGGCTCTTCCTTGTCGTTCCGGTCGGCCTTCGACTCTTGCCAGCGGTAAGAGGAAAACTCCTTGATGATATTCACGCACTTGTCACTAACTAACAAGCGCGGCCAGCCGTCCCCCTGGACCTTCAGCCGCGCCTTGACCTTTTGGATTCCAGGGATCACGTCTTTCTGCGCGTTGCGGGTGAAGATCCCCAGTTCCTTTAGCTCCGCGATATCCTGCGCGTCGTGGTCGCTTACGGTCCACAAGTAACTATGGTTCCGCCCGCCAATCAGCGCCGCGTGGTCCCGTATCAGCGTCCGCGCCTTGTAGTGCTCATCGTAGATGAAGAGCCGATTGTCGCTGTCCAACGCGCCCCACAAGCACACAAAGGGGTTGGTGTATCCGAAGTCAATACCGCGCACCCTGGCCCAGCTATCTGGTAGCGGCGCATCCTTGTAGACATGCACATTCCGGCTGAACTCCAGGTACACCAATCCCTCGAACGCTACGAACTCGCCTTCAATCTCCTGCTTGGCGAACTCCCCGACGTAGTTTGCCTCCAGGTCCGCGAGGTACTCGGCGGGCAGATACTTGTTCTCTCGGGTCGAGGAGTGGAATAGCGCATAGTTGCTATTCCCCTTCTCTACCCAGTACTTGTAGACCCAGTTAAACCCGGCTGGCGTTGTCGTGATCCACGCCTGCGGGCCTTCTCCCGCCCGTAGCCGGCCGAGGATGATTCGCCACACGTCCTCGGACATGAGCGCCGCCTCATCACAGTAGGCCCAGTTGAGATTGACTCCCCTAAGCCTCTCCGGCGCATCCGCTGACCGGAACAGCACCGTGCATCCGAATACCTGCGCGCTGTTCTCGGCCTTGTTGAAGCTGTACGGGTAGTTCCCCGCCTCCAGCAGCTCGAAGAACGTTTTCTGCGTCACGTCCCGCAACATCGGGAACGTGGGCGCCACAATCATCCCATCCTGACCCGGGCCCGCCTTCTTCAGCGCCTTGATGCACCCGGCCATCGTCTTACCGCTGCCCAAGCCCGCGACATAAGCGGTGTACTTGGCCGGCGAATGGATAAAGTCAGCCTGCCTCGGAAGTAGATGTATCCTCGGCAATCTCTCCAGGGTTGACAAAAATAAGTCCTATCGGGTTCTCCCCGCCACTGACCTGTACTGACTGCCGGGGCATCCCGTCCAGCCGGTCGTAGACGTACTTCATAGCCGCCATGTTCCCGGCCTTGGCCAGCGCAATCAGTTTATCAGCTATCTCTTGCGCCGTTTCTGGGCCTGCCCGTTCCCGAAGTACCGAAGTGAGTGTCCTCTCTTCTCCCCGGTTGATATGTTCCGGGTGGTCTCCGAATCCACCCCTACCTGTAGCATTCATCTTGCACTATCTTGTGCCTAGTTGGCTGTCTACTTTTTATGACGGTGCAGCGTGTGGAACAGCAGCACGAAGATGCTTACCACCTGGACTGCCAAAAGCACGGCTATCAGCATGAAAAAGACAGATACGATATTCATGGCTTTGCCTCTTCAGGAAATGCCTTGTAATATTTTGTCCAGAAGTCCTTAGTTAGATTCCCAGCCAGATAAGCTGCTCGTTCCCAATAGGGATCGCCAGATTTCCATCTCTTGCTATCATACCAGAATGTCATAAAATGCTGTAATTCGTGAGCAAAAATCCCTGCTCCAAAGCGCCGCTGGCACATATGGATCTCGGCGATCTTCCTCTCCCGGACCCGTCCCCGGGGCGAAACATGAAGTCCGTTGGAGTGGAAGAATGCCAACGTGTCCTTTCCGCTGATTCTCGGTTTCCTCTTAGACCATGCCTTCCGAAGCGCTCGGAGATTGGGATGCAATACGATAACCAACCTGTGACTCGGCGGCACCCTTAGCTCAAACCGCATTTTGGCCGCTCCAGGGATTCGAACCCCGATGAACCGGGTACAAGCCGGCTATGCTGCCATTACATCAGGGCGGCAGGAATCCGCCAGGGTTGCGCTTGCCATGGGCAGAGGCGTGGCGGATATGTAAACGGCCCGGGCGCGGAGAGGAGGATGCTCACAGTCACCCGGGCCTATCGAAAGGGAGGCACTGGTCCTCCGTTTTTTCTAAATGGCGCTCTTTTGGCTTATGGGGAGGGAGTTAGAACGTCGGAGACCCACCCAGGGAGATTTTTGCCCCCTATATACTATGGACGCACAAAAGCCCTATTTTGCACGCCCTTTCAAAATAATTTTTGCTCTCTTTCCGGCTCTTTTAAGTCTCATGCGTTCTCGGTTTAATGATTTCTTTATTTCCCAATTTTCCCGAAACATATCTGCATGACGTTGTTCCTTTTTCCTCAATCTCTCCGCCGCTCTTGCCCCACAAGAGAGATATGCTTCTTGTTTCAGCCCATTTGGCAACAGTGAAATTGATAGCCATGCCTCTTGAAGCATATCCTCGCGTAATTCCTCGCCCCGGGCTTGGGCATTAATCATCTCATGCAAGGCCACACGAAATGGTTTGCTGTTGTAAAGCGACATGAACTCTTCCGTGGTCATTACATTATTGAACTTTCTAGCTGCGGCCATTTTTTCCAGCTTTTCAATTGCCATATATTCTACTTTCTTTCCCATTTTTCCTCTTTTCTCCAGAAAAATAAAAAGGCGCGGGGTCCGGGCATACTTTGCCCAAACTCCGCGCCTCTGTTATTCAGTCAGCGCTTTGCTTATGTAATATCCGGCCTATTTCGGGGGACCGGTTGCCA